AATCCCCTATGTTAGACCAAACAAATCCGTTTTTGGACCGGGCTGCGTTACTCGTTCTCAATTATCGTAGACATTCTTTACAAATGTCGGCTGAGTTTGCCAAGACCCATCTGCGCGAGCACCTTTCAAGTCTTTTAGTAGGTCCTATTTCTGAAGGATTTTGGAGCATCTATGATTCGGCAAAGGAGCTGTGCGAGCGCAATGGACAGATGGACCAGATCTTACGTACTTTCCAGAACATGCTAACGCGTATTCCAGAATGGTCCGAAACAACTCTTACTACGGAAGTAGATCGCATCGTAAAGCAGACAAAGTGTACTTACATGGATGATCTTCTGATGGGTGTGTTTATTTCGTACATGAAGGCGTTTGCTAATCTACACTACCGCGGTTCACAAACAGAACTCAAAATTGACTTCGATCGTCCAAGTGTTTCAAAGTTCGTTCATGAACTTTATAAGCAGTCGGCGCGTAAGATTTGGCAGGTGGCGTACTATTTCAAGACTGTAGGTGTATCTTCCGAGCAGCAGGCGCGCAATCGCCAGGATATTGAGAAGCTAATTACGGAATGCATGGAGCAGGTCATTCGTGATTTTCTTCCATGGGAAGCGATTGCCAAGAACTATTTCACGGAATCGGATGAGCCAGTACGGTCCAATGCGAATACGAACAAGGGAGTAAGTTTTGGCGAGGATTCGGACGAAGATTCAGATGACGATAGTGAGGATGGGGAGGAGGATAAGCCGGATATTCATTTGGGCGAGGAGGAGGGTACGATTGAGTTTGAGGATCTTGATAAGAAGGATGAAGAGGTAGTTCCCGAGCCAGTTGTGGAGCCAGTAGAGGAGGATCCTTTAAAGGAGATTGAAGGAAAGGTAGGCGATGCGGGAACAGACACCCTCGTTCTAAACTTATAAACATTCCCAAAAATCAATTATAAAATGATGATTGTTATTGCTTCTGTTTCGGTGGCCTTAGTCTGCTTTATTGTGTATGCACTTGAGCGCCGTTCAAAGGGTGAGCCAATTGCGTGGATAGATGCAGGTAAGATCACCATTTTTGGAGGAATCATAGCTGCATGTGTAGTGTTTGCTACTACTTCGGATATGGTAGTAGATGTTGTAAAGAACATGGAGATTCCCGATGTTCAGGATATGTTCGTCGGAAAGCCTAGTTTTTGACACCGTATAAACTAATAAATGTCAGAAGATTTGCCTGACATCGAAACTGAACCTGAAACTAAACTTGAAGTCATACATGTTCTAGAGGAGAAGAAGAAGACACGGGAAAGCAAGGAAAATATGGAGTTTGTTGAATCAAAGCTTAACAAACTCTTATATAATTCGTGGTATCGGAAATATGTTAGTTATATGTTTTGGAATAATATTGGAACTCCTCTTAATTTATCCATTACTTTGTTGTCTGCGTTAACTGCAACATCCGCATCAAATTCCCCTGTTTTTTCCGAAAATACTATAACATCTATTCAAATTAGTATTCTTGTGATTTCGGCTCTCAATACATTCTTTCGCCCGTATGTCCAAGCAAACAATACTCTAAAGTTCATGCTAGAAATCCAAAAACACGGTGCTAAATTTGACGAGATATATTATACTCCGAAATCTTTATTTAAGAAGGCGGAGTATAATGAAGTGACCGAAAAATATAAGAAGGTGTTTTCTGAATTTAATAAGTATGCGTCTGAAAACTCTCTTGAACAAAAGAATATAGTTATAGATATATTGTTTCTTATTTTGGTAAACACATTATTGCGAAAGGAAGAGAAAGATAAGGAGTGGGTAAAGTTAGATTATATTTAACTCTTAATCAATCATACAGCACTCTTCTCCAGCCGGAACTGAATTTATTCCATAAATAGACTTCAATGATACAATCTCCTTACGAGGAACTGCAGTATCTTTACAGTAGCGAACAATCGCCTTGTAAAGATGAAACCCATGATACCGATCGTGTTTAGGATCAGTGGTGTTGAACATTATCGATGACCCGTCTTCTAGAGTCAACCATTTCATAAACATCTTGAAAACTGTGTTGTCGCGGTACTCCAAGCATTCTGGTCCTTCGGGAAACAGATCCCAGAACAAAGAAGTTGCTAAGCGCACAAGATCGAATGAAGGATTGGGCTTGATTTCAGGGTACTTGGAAATATAGAATGGGTCAAAATTGTACTGTCCTCCCGCTTCTTCGTCTACATCAAAGTGATCGCTGACGAAAAGCTTGGGCTCTTTCAATCCCGTGAGTTTCAGCATACCAATACTGCGCTCAAAATCTATGATCTTAATTAGGTACCCGTATGTCGGTACGCGGTACAAAACTCCACCGCAGTTATAGTAGAAATACTCGGAAGTGGTGGGAACATACATAACATTATTGGAATGAAGATCATTATGGGTGAATGAAAAATTGCGCTGGGCGTATGCTAGCGCAAACATAACCTGGGAGAGCCACGCTAGATGTTTTTCAGTTTCAGGATTGGCTTTAACGAGTTCATACAAAGTACCGGTACATTTCTCGATAACCGTTACTTGAACGGGAACATTCGTAAATGATGCCCACGCAAAAGGATCATCATCTTCATCTTCATCGTCGTCATCAGTATCGTCATCGTCGGAATCGCACTCACACGACTTGACTCCAAAAATATAGGAAGTTGAAACAGAAGAACTATCTGATTCGTCATCCGAATCTTCCTCTTCATCGCGGAATACTCGGTTCATTTCACCTGCTTCAGTAGGAGGAACTACTGGCGCATCAAGTTCCTGAATATCCTCTAACTGTATATCGTCGCCCAACCGAATAGAAATACGGGCAGATCGGGTATGTTTGAAGTCAGGGGAGTCTTGGATATTATCAGATAACTTTATTTCAAAAGTCTTGCCTATATTAGTGGAAAACCACGATCGCTCGCAAAGATCGCCGTAATCATCGGAAATATCAATTACATGTTTCTCAGAAACTCCGGAAAATACCCCGAACACTTTCGGGAAATGCTGGCATCCAGACTGTGCAAGCGCTACTGAAAGAATGGACCCGACATATGCAGCGTTATTGGAATTTTGGAGTTTCTTCTTTATTACTTCAGAAACTTCGTCGGAAGTGGGAAGGCCGAGTGAAGTACCATAATCTCCCTGCATCCACTTATACGATGCCAAAATCATGGTTATCTTCTTATGTACCGGAATTACAGATCCGTCTGAAGTGCGTATAATATCTGCAGACTTAATATCGGAAATACCATTCTCGAATCGGATTCCATAATCTTTGGGGTTGTCCAGAAGATTCGTCTTGAACAGCTTTTCAATAGGTGGGAAAAATGGCTGGATATGGTCAATTCCCCAGTACTGTTTTGATGAAGACCGTAATGAAACCATATCAGAATATTTCTGAACAGACATTCCTACAGAATTAGTTCGAAGATCACTGCTGGCCGATGGCTTCCGTTTGACCATATTATAAAGTCCGGTTAAACATAAACTAAAAAGTTCACGCACTTAATATAAGATGAATTTTCAAATCAAAAAATTTCCAATTGATATGCTGCGTGACCGCTGCGAGATGGACTCGCGAAAATCGCCAATGATCGTTCTAATTGGAAAAAAGGATACTGGAAAATCTTTCTTGGTGCGGGATATTCTCTACCATACTCAGCACGAGTTTCCTATTGGAACAGTTATCTCGGCGACGGAGGTTGCCAACGAGTTTTTCCAACATATGGTTCCTTCAAAACTTATTCACGATAAGTACCAGCCTTCGATTGTAATGAATGTTATTAAGCGTCAATTAGGTGTCAAGACGGCACGAAACGAAGATAAGAAGCGTAATGGTGGCAATTCTATGATCGACCCTCGCGCTTTTTTGATTCTCGACGACTGTTTGTTCGATGGATCGTGGATTAAAGAAGAATCGACTCGCTATATTTTCATGAACGGCCGTCATGTAGATGTTATGACCATGATTACTATGCAGTACCCTCTTGGAATTACTCCCAATCTTCGTACGAATGTAGACTTTATCTTCGTTCTTCGAGAGAACAATACCGCTAATCGGCGGCGTATTTATGAGAACTATGCAGGTATGTTTCCTACTTTTGAAATGTTCTGTCAATTCATGGACCAGTGCACTGAAAATTTCGAGTGCCTAGTGATCTGCAACAGTGTCCAGTCGAACAAACTTGAAGATCAGGTTTTCTGGTATAAGGCTTCTGATCATCCGCCATTTCATTTATGCGGTGAATCGCTCTGGGCTGAAAATAAACCATTTTCTAGTTCCATGTTGGCTCAGGACGAATATTCTGCCGACAATATGCGGAAAAAGTCTAATAGTCCTTGGGTACATGTGAAGCAAGAAGGTAAGGAAACTAAGCGCTAATGTTTACGAACACGCTTAGACTTGCGCTTTGTTGCGCGACGAGTTTTGCGCTTACGACCGCCCATCTTTCCGAACATCGAAGTCAGATCGGCGAGACTTTTATCTGCCTTGCTATCTTTAGCCTCCGAGCGGGCCTTCTTTACGCGAGCCTCCGCTTCTTTCAGCGCCTCTTCGGGATTTACTGGTGACTCCTCCTCCATTTTTGCCCGAGTGCGTTTACG